TTCCCAATGACTTTTACCTACACAAACAAGTTCGTCGTTCTCGTTAAACTTGTAGTGCTGAAATGGAGGAAAATTTAATTTTGTTCTAGTATCTGCAACAGTTTTAGGATTTTTCTTACGTCCCGGTTCTTCAGGAATATGATCAAATGTCATAATACGAAAGATTAATTCTTCTTTTGTAATAGTCCTATAATCAATTTCACAATCTGCTTGTTTTACTTTCTCACCTGCCATTTTCCGAGTTTCGTATTCTAGTGCAGATAAACGTTTTGCTTTATTGCGCTTTGCTTCTGCTATTGTACGAATGTTAATACGGTCGATATCAGTCAGTATTATATCAAACTCAGAATACATCGGTTCAATGTAACTATTAAATGTATTTTTAGATTTGTGTATTTCTAACAATAGATCTCTATTGTTAAGATAATTCTTTTTGCGCATAATTTCTCCTAGAAACTTTATTACTATTATAAACTATGTAGTTAAATTTGTCAACTAAATACTATAGGAGAATAACTAATGTTAGATAAATTTTATGAGTATAATCTTTCACCGTCATGGATGAAAGCGCTGGATGGATTCGAATCAAATGCACAAAAACAGACAATTGCACAAGCATCCACAAATAATGGAGAAGTTATAAATGACTGGAGGGTTAGACTTGCAGTACCTAGCCAATTTAAAAAGGGTGAAATATTAAAACCATTAGGCAGTCATATGATTTTTCCTTTTACTCCTACAATTATTTTAGGACATAGTGCAAATTATACACAAATAGCACCAACACATTCTAACTATCCATTCCAGTCCTATAGAAATAGTGAAATTCAACAAATTACTATTACCGGTGAATTTATAAGCGAAAATGCAGAAGATGCAAAATATTGGGTAGCAGCAGTACATTTTTTAAGAACAATGACAAAAATGTTTTACGGCGATACAGGTGCCCCGCCTCCGATATCTAGATTAAGTGGTTATGGCAGACATGTATTTAACAGAGTACCAGTTGTAATAACAAACTTTACTACTGATTTGTTAGGTGATAATGATTACATAAAATGTGAAGTAGATGGCAAGGACAATTATGTTCCTGTATCATCAACTATTACAGTTACAGCATCACCAACATACGCAAGAGCGTTAGTATCGCAATTTACACTTAAAGATTTTGCTGAAGGTAAACTTAGTGATAAAGGATTTATCTAATGAAGTTATACGAAAATACACCAATTAATAATCAAGGATATTTAGACTTATTTGTTCCTAGACCAGTTCCAAGAGCGTCTGACGATATATTGTTTGAAATTCCAGCAGCGTATACATATAGACCTGACTTACTTGCAATGGCATTATATGGATCAAAAGATTTATGGTGGGTATTTGCTCAGAGAAATACTGATATATTAAAAGATCCTATTTTTGATTTTATTGCAGGTACAAAAATTTATCTACCGCAAGAGCAATATTTAACAAAGAGCATAGGATAATATATGGCACCGAAGTCTTACTATCAACCAGTAACACAAACGCCGAGAAGTTCGTCAGCAAACGTTGATAGTAATGTTGCACCAAAAAATATAACTTCGTCACCGTTAAGTAACCCTAGTTTACTCCCTGGTGAATTAACAGATTCGATTACTACTTTTGCAGATGCAACAACTGTAGCATTAGATCCTCAACGAAATAAAGTTGCTGCAAATATTTCTAATTCACTTAGTACAATTAATCCTGCATTGCGTGGTACAATTGCAAGTCTTAATTCTTTAAGTCGAGCAACCGGTGGTGGGCTTGGAAGTATAGCAGGAAAAATACCTGCTCTTGATAGTATACTATCTACGTCGTTATCTGGACTTAGTGTTTTAGAAACAGCTGGTAAAATAAGTTCGATAACTGGACTATCTGGAAATTTTGCAGGAAACATTGGAGCAATAAAAAATCCACTTTCTGATACTGCTAGAATACTAGGAGTAAACTTAAACAATGATCTTTCAAAACAAGTTAATAGTGTAACAGGTAATCTTCTAGGAGGTTCGAGTTCTATCGTAGGCAATTTAAATCGTATTAATTCTAGCCTTGGAAATCTAAAACCAGGCAGCAGCATATCTAATCTTTCTAATGTTAATAATGCACTAATATCGGCTAATAATATTGCTGGTGTTTTTGGCTCAAAAAATGCAAAACTAACAAATCTTACAAATACAATCGGTCAAATTTCAAATTTTGCAGGACAATTATCTAATCTAACAGGAAATTTACAACAGCCATTATCAGACCTTTTACAAATTGATAGAAGTAATAAATTTTTTACAGGACTTACTGATATTATAGAAGGTGCAGATTCGTTTATAGAGTTATTTAATGACCCTATGTCTATAACTGACGATCTTGCAAATCTCGGAATACCTATGCAAGGTAATAAACTTAAAAATCCGTTAAGAGTACATAGTATATATAATTATAGAATTACTTTAGGAGTTTTATCTCCTGAAGAATATAACAATGCATCAAAATATAAAACTAACGGATTTGAAAGTGTAATAATTAGATCAGGTGGCGGCACAGATAGACGAGTACTTACTACTGCTGAGGTTGAACAATTAAAAGGCCACGCAGAGTATTTTATAGATGATTTGGAAATTGACAGTGTAATTGCCCCAAATTCAAAAACCGGAGTATCTTTAGGAACTACTATAAATTTTACAGTAACTGAACCTTATAGTATGGGTAAATTTTTAGAAGCATTAAAAATTACTGCTGAAGAAAAGCAATATTCAAGTTTTAACAAAATACCTTTTTGTTTAAAAATATCATTTGAAGGATACGGACCGACAGGCGAAAAAATAAAAGCTCCTGGCGTAATTGACAAATATATCCCTATTATGATAATAAACACAGATTTTGACGTTACAGAATCAGGAAGCGTTTACAGTGTTAAAGCAGTAGCATACTCTGAAATAGCTTTTGAAGATTCTATTAATACTATAAAAACTGATGTAAATGCTTCAGGAAGAACTGCTGCAGAAGTATTAGAAACATCAAATAAAAGTATAACAAGAAATATTAATGAACATATAGAAAAACTAGAAGAATCTAAAAAAATAAAAGGATATGATAGATATTTAATTTTATTTCCTAAAAAGAAAGATAGTGTAATACAGGCGTATAATAATTATAACGGTTTTAAAACAAACCTTAATGCACTAATGATAGATGCAGAAAACCAATATCAAACAGAAAGAGGCGGACAAGATAACAATCCTAATGCACCAGAAAAAGTTGCAACAGTAAAATCGGATGTTAAATTTTTTAATGCTCCTCCGATATATAGTTCTTTAAGAGCATGGGGACTGAACGAAGACAATGTAAACGAACTAGGTAGATCAAAAATTTTAGGAGACCCTACTAAATCTAATGATTCGTCTAATGCTTCACCGGCAGCAGTGTCTGTTGGACCAAACGATCCTAACGCCGCAAAAGAAAAGTCTATTATGTTTCAGAATTCTGCAGAATTAGAAACTGCCGTAACTTCTAACCTTTTTACGTATCCTCAGCAATCAAAAATTACACAAATAATTGAAGATGTAATGTTAGATACAGACTATTGTCAAAAAGCCCCACAAAAAACAAATGACGGTAAAAAGAAATGGTTTATAATTGAGCCTATGGTTTTTATTGAATATGACACAGATATCGAAAAATCTATTGGTAGGCATAGAATGACGTATGTTTATTGTGTACATCCGTATTTACCAGACGAAGCAAAGACATTAGCACCTGGTGAATCTCCAATGAATACAAAAAAGTTAAAGGATTCTGCTGTAAAAGAATATGATTACATATATACAGGAAAAAATGAAGATATTATAGATTTTAATATTAATTTTAATAATGCATTTGTTAATAATGTTCTTAGTGACGTAGGATCTGGTTATGACAACACAAATAAATTATCAATAATACCTGGTATAGTTAGCAATCCTCGGATAGCGGAAAATGATTCAGGAACCGAAAATAACGATGATTATGACTCAAGAGCTATATCTCTAATAGCAAGGAATGATCATCAATTTTTAAATGGCAGTTATTCAAAAACTACTGCTAGACGTATTGCTGAAACTTTTCATAATAGAATTATTAACAGTGAAATAGAAATGATATCTGCTACAATGGAAATTTGGGGAGATCCGTTCTATCTACCTACAGATCAAGGAAATTATAAGTCAGGATTTTTATCACCAAATGTGTCTAAGGATGGCACTGTTGAATATTTAAATAACGAAGTACTATGTATTATCAATTTTAAAACACCGATTGATTATCCTAAAGAAATGGGAAATTTTGTAATGAATATGCCTGAGCTTGTAAGACCGTTTAGTGGACTATTCCAAATACTTGGGGTGTCAAATAGTTTTAGTGGCGGCGAGTTTAAACAAAATTTAAAATTAATTAGACGAGCTAATCAAACTACTGAAGGCGAAGGATCATCGGGACACTATTATGGTAACCTTTATCGAGAAAATCAAACTGATGGTAATGACGTAAGTGGTAGAACTATATTGAGAAGGCCAGACGAGCCATGAGTAAAAAAACTGCAATAATATCTATTGGCAATAATGATCAAAATTTACCTGCTGCAACCACAGGCGAAAATCTTACTAGAATTATTAAAGATTTAAAGTTAAAAGGATACGAAACTATAGTTGTGGTTCCGCCCAATGATGATCCTGAAAATGGGTTACCTTCTTATAAGAGTGCAATTGAAAGTGCAGCTAGTGCAGAAGGAGCAACAATTATACCTCTTGTTTCTGCTACTGATTTTATGGAAGCAGGAGCCTCTCTTAAACTTACAACAGAAAAGGCACTAGAGATAAAGAACCAATATCCCGAAGCAACTATTATAGGTGACTTTAACGCAAAAAAGATAAACTTAAACAATGGCACAAGTGTGATTTCTAGTCAATCTACTAGTGGGGAAACATATAATAATAGAGACAAAATTTCAGACATATCTGAAAGTGCAGACGAAGACAGCAAAGAGTACATTACTATTACTGAGCAAGATAAAAAGTTACTTGATTTAATTGCAAAATACGAATCAGGTCCTCTAGGTTATAATGCGCATTGGATGGGAGAAACTGATAATCGACTATGCAGTATGACCTTAGATGATGTGAAAGAAAAACAAAATGAATTAGTCAGTAGAGAAGGTAAACCAGGTAAATCGTCAGCAGTTGGCAGATATCAATTTATCAAAGTAACACTAGATTACTGTATTAAGAATGCAGGACTAAACGATAAAAAAGATATTATTAGATTTACTCCTGAAGTGCAAGATGCTCTTATAATTATAAGACTAGAAGGATTTCGAAAACTAAAAAAATGGAAGGCTGGAAAATTATCAGATCAAGATTTTCAACTACAATTAGCTATGGAGTTTGCAAGTGTACCAGTGCCGTTTGATGTATCAAAAGGAGCAGTAGGAGAGTATAAAGGAGTTCCTATCCCAAATACTAATCTTTCCAAAGGACAGGGTTTCTACGACGGTGACGGAATAAATGGTGTAGGACACAAAGGCTCTAATTTTACACAAGCTCTTAAAGATATTAGAACCGGCGGCACAGGAAAAATTACTAAATCAGTTATAAACACAGATGGAACAAGTGTTGCTGATCCTGAAAGTGGCGCTAGTCTAAAACGTACTACAGATTTTGCTACTGGTAATAATAATATTATGACAGCAGGGCGCAGCACAACTGCTCATCCAAATAAATCGCTCGAGTTGCCATCTGCTAATAGTAATGTTTACGAATATAAGCCTATGGAACCTCATTACACTCGCTACGATTTTAGATTAGGAAGAATGGTTAGAGATCTTAGAGTAAACAACGGAACAATTGATTCAAACCATATGTCAAAGAACGAATCGATAGGCAAAGCAGATAAAGTTGAAGACAATTTTACTAGTATATACAAAGGATACCCTAGCTTTGAAGAAAGAGGCCGAGGTGTAATAGACTCTACAACTCAACTTCCTGCAGTAACAACAACAGGGCAAGCATTGAGTTCGGCAAATAGTATAAATTCAGAATTAGAAAATATAGGAATTACAGATAATACTGTAAAATCTAATATTATAGCAATGGTAGAACACCAAAGTGCATTGAATCCTAACGCAACTAAAAGTGTTGCAGGTTTCTCAAATGAACAAATAAGATATGAATACGGACCATTAGCAGAAAACATCACTGATTCAACTTTAGATACTATAAAAGAAGATCCTAATTTATTCTTTGATGAAATTTATACATCCTTAGGTGGCTCTAAATTTAAACCTAGAGGATTTATTGGTTTAGCCGGAGAAGATAATTATAGAAAAATGTCAGACAAAATCGGTATAGATTTAGTATCAACACCTGACCTTGTATATGATCCTACGATAGGTGCTAAAATTACTGCTAGTTATTATAAAGAAGCATCTAGTGTATATGATCTTACAAGTATGAGAAACACTTATGTTGCAACAAAAGGAATTGACCTAAATGATCCTAGGGAAATAGAGAATATTAACAATTTAAAAAAACGATCTGATAAATTTAAAGACGAATTTTATTCACCCGATAGACAGAATACTATTGAGACAAACTTGTCTAATCCAGTTTCTTATTATAGCGAAACATTTAATAACAGGCCAGCCGGTACCGTAGGGTTGTCTGAAAAACCTTTACCAACAACAAAAACTATTAGTAGATCTTCCACTTCAATTACAGAATGGAAACGTGATATAGTGTCTAAGAAACAGTCATCAGGTTATTTGCCTCCAGCAAACGACGACGAATTCCTCGAAGCTTTAGCATCTTACGAAACAGTAGAAAGTGACGGACAAATTATCGATGCAACAACAGGTGCAGTAATAGGCGAAGCACCTAAAGATACTGACATATCATATTCAAACACGGGAGAGGTTATAGTTACTAAACCAGGGTATGAATTTATGTATAACGGTTCTGGCGCTATGGAAAATTCTTTTGAAAAGATAAAAAGAAACACATACAGCAACAAAGTTGAAGCTAAAAAGCGTCTAGCAGAAAACATTCGATTCACTTCATCAGATTATGATGAATTAGTATCTAGTATTTCTACTAACTCCGATGGCAGAGCACAAATAAATGCTCTAGGCCGTACAATAACTGGTTTTTATGTACCAGCAGACTTTCCTGATGTAGAAAATAATTTAAATGAAGGAGATTTGTTTACAGGTTATCTTACTGAATCAAATGTATATATAAATTATGAAATATTAAGAGCAGATGGCACAACAGAATTAATTACATTTTAAATAATGACAAATATAGGTAGTAAAAATGTTAAGTTATAAAAGAACTAGACTTTTAAAAAATGCAAATCTACGAGGCCCTGGCCCGTTTGAAGCCATAATTATAAACCATTTAGATCCTCATTATCAAGGGTCGTTAGAGGTTGAAATTTTACGACATAATGCAGCCAGTAATACACCGCAACGTAGTGGACAACTAGTAAAGGTAAAATACCTATCTCCTTTTTATGGAGTAACACCAGTAAATAATTTAAAGGCTAAAGACGGTTTTGAAAATTCTCAAAAAAGTTATGGTATGTGGGCAGTTCCACCAGATTATGGAACTAGAGTATTGGTTATATTTGCAGAAGGAAATTCTAGTAATGGTTATTGGATTGGATGTATACCTGATCAAAATATGAATTTTTTAATACCAGACGGACGTCCTAGCACAAAAAATACTACAGAAAGAACTCCAAAAGAATTAAGAGGTAAAAAACTACCTGTAGGCGAATATAATAAAGCGTTTGAAACAGGTGAAAAGACAAATCCGTCACAGTTTGCTAGACCATATAATAAAGATTTTACAAGTGTTTTACAGATTCAGGGATTACTTGATGACGAAGCAAGAGGAACAACTACAACAAGCGCAGTAAGAGAAGTACCAAGTATGGTATTTGGACTTTCTACTCCAGGACCGATGGATAAGCGTCAGGGTAGTCCTAAATCTCATTATGGCGAAACCGACGGGGGCGTTGAAGTACCGTTTAATAGACTCGGTGGTAGTAGTTTTGTAATGGATGACGGAGACGATAAGTTAATAAGAGCAACACATGCTGAGGATGGACCGCCTATATATATTAATAGACAGCGACTAGAAGAAGGAGGCGACGAAACTATTCCTCATAATGAATTAATGCGTTTTAGAACTAGAACCGGACATCAGATTTTATTACATAATTCAGAAGATTTAATCTATATTGCTAATTCAAGAGGTACTGCTTGGATTGAATTATCGTCAGACGGTAAAATAGATATACATGCTCAAGACAGTATTTCGGTAATGACAGATACTGACTTGAATTTTACTGCCGAACGTGATATCAATATGGAAGCAGGTAGAAATGTAAATGTTAAAGCGTCTGCACGTTGGAGTGATTATAAGGCAAGTGAAGCCGGTATTGAAAGTGGCCGAGTGCAAATTGAAAGTTTATTCGATACAAATATTCTTGCAGAACGAGATTACAATGTTGCTGTAAAAGGTAATAACAATACTTCTGCAGGCGGCGCTAATAATTTCTCACAAAATGAAATATTAAGTATTAAAGCAAAACATATTTATTTAGAGTCTGAAGGCGACATACATTTAAAGTCAGCGAATAGTTTTTATAGAACATCTGGGTCTAATATGTATGATTTTGTAGAAGGAATTTATCACTTAGACGGTGAATTTGCAAACTTTAATATTGGCGAGGATATAAACACCAAAGTTGGTAACACTATAAACACAACAGCTGGACAAAATATATTAAACAAAACTATAGTTGGTGATATACAAAATGTTGCACAAAAGAATATTGTTAACGAAACATTAACTGCTGACACTTCTAAGATTAGCAATCTGTCAGCAGGAACAATTCATCATAAAAGTACAGGCGAACTAGATATAGAATCTAGTCTAGTTAATATAAAAGCAACTGATAGTTATATTGATGGAAATTTACAAGTTAAATTAACAACAGATGTTTCAGCCCTAACAGCAGGTAGTGTTAACGGAACAACTGCCGGCAGTGTATGGTCTGATACTGGATCCGACGATGATCAAAAATTAAATTCGCATAGTTTTAGTTTTTCAGGATCAGCACCAACATCAATACCTGCGGCGTTAGCAAAAAATACGAAGTTACCGTTACCTAATAAAACTGCATCGGGTGCGTTAGTAAACGCAAGTCCTGGATTATCATCTGGAGGAGATAATGGAGGTAAGGCTAATGGAGATAGCGGAGGATATGGTAACGTTACGCCTTTAAGTACTCATACACTTCCATATGTATTTCCAGGTAATCCTACTCCAGTTCCGTACCAAACTATTGTACCAAGAGCACCGCAGCACGAGCCTTGGCCACATCATGAGAATTTAAACCCTGTAGAATTTAAAAGAGACAAAACAGACAGAGAATCGATTGGTACACTTACAAGTACTGATGTGTTTGTTTCTCCTGATGCGTTTGATAAAGGTAAATCATCTGCTAGTTCTATCAGAGTATTAGGCACAGGCGGTAATATTACTAGCAGTACTATACCTAACAGTGGCGAAAACGACGATGCTGATACTATGCCGATTGATCGAACACCAAGTTCACAAACTCCACCTGCAACTGATCCTGATTATCGTCCATATTCGGGAACTGGAAAAGCATACGGCAAAGTAAAGTACGGTGAAGAAGGAGTAAACAGAGATCCGTTATACTATAATTGTAAAGGTAAGGCTCGCAGGCTTAGATGCGAACAACGACTTGAAGATTTATTAATTAAAGTTGCACTAGAATTAGATGTAAAAGTAGAAATCTTTAGCGGCGGGCAAATGCCAAAAGATCAGTGCCTATCAGAAGGCGGCTGGGAAGGGTATATCGGCGGTCAAAAAGGCTGGATACATCCATCTGAACCTGACATATTAGTAGGCACGGGTTCGCCTAGACACAATTTTGGATCTGCTGCTGATATTAGAATTTATGAAAACTCAGTAAGTCCAGAAAATCAAATATTATGGAATACTGCGTTAGGTGCAGAATTTGGAAGACTGTTTATTAAATACGGCGGAAGTAGTGCTGTAGGTGGCTACAAAAAGAATGGTAGACCTTATATGTCTTGGCCTAGTAATATACACGTAGATATTGTTGGAAATGACAGAGGCGGCGGCTTTTCTTGGTATAATCAAACAGCAACATGGGCTTCTAAAATATCTAGTGGTAGAGCTCAGCAAAATACTCGTATTCGATCAGCATTTGCATAAGGTAAATACAGTATGAGTTCATTAGAAAAAAACCTATACAAAAGAGTTACTGTACAAGGTAAACCAACGCCATCAGCAGTTGGAAGATCTTATAGAGGATTTTCTAGTATTAACGAAAATACCGAAGGATTTGCATTATATGATTTTGAGCTTATTAAACAAGACATTATCAATCATTTCCATATACAACGTGGCGAAAAACTAAGTGATCCGTATTTTGGATGTGTGATTTGGGATCTATTATGGGAACCATTTACTGATGATGTGCGAGATGCTATATTAGAGAATGTTACAAATATTGTAAACTATGATCCGAGAGTTCAAGTTGAGAATGTATTTGTTGATACTTATGAATCAGGTATTGAAGTAAGTTGTTTATTATCCTATCTGCCTTACAATATTTCAGAGCAATTATTGTTTCGATTTGATCAACAAAGTACTAAAGATTAATAACAGATACTATTATTTCCTTGCATAAATATAAAAGTTATTGAAGGAAATTTTTATGTCATCAACTGATAGGCAATCGCGATTATTAGCAACAGAAGATTGGAAACGAGTTTATCAATCTTTTCGTAATGCAGACTTTCAAAGTTACGACTTTGACAACTTACGTAGGACAATGATTAATTACCTACGTCAAAATTACCCAGAAGACTTTAATGATTATATTGAAAGTTCAGAATATCTTGCGCTAATCGATTTAATTGCATTTTTAGGACAAAACTTATCCTTCAGAATTGACTTAAATGCTAGAGAAAACTTTTTAGAAACAGCAGAACGTCGAGAAAGTGTTCTAAGATTAGCTAGATTAATTTCGTATAATCCTACAAGGAACAAAGCAGCCAACGGACTATTAAAGTTTGATAGTGTATCAACTACTGAAGGTATTATTGATACTAACGGTAATAATTTAGCCAATAAAACTGTAGTATGGAATGACAGATCAAATCCTAATTATTTTGAACAATTTAATAAAATTTTAAATTCTGCATTGCCAGGTGAAAACTCTATTGGAAATCCATCTAACATTGCAAATTTACAAAATATTACTACTGAGCAATATACATTTAATGCGTTAAATGCAGATGTTCCGATATATAATTTTGAAGCTGTAGTAGAGGGTATATCTACTAAATTCGAAGTTACAAGTACAATTATAAGCGGAGATTCAATAATTGAAGAACCACCATTACCTGGAGTTAGTCCGTCGTTTGTGTATAGAAATGACGGTCAAGGCGCCGGTAGTTCAAATACAGGATTTTTTATGCACTTTAGACAAGGTACAATGGATAGTGTTGTGTTTGATATTACTAACCCAATTCCAAATCAAACTGTTGCTATTGATAATTCAAATATTAATAATTCTGATTTATGGCTATATGGTATTGACACCAATGGTTTTGAACTTGATTTATGGACAAAACTTGATTCGGTTGAAGGTAACAACATAATTTATAACAGTTTATTTGCTAATAACAAAAATGTTTATGCAGTTACTACTCGAGTAAATGACAGAGTAAATCTTGTGTTTAGTGATGGTGTATTTGGTAATTTACCTGCAGGTAAATTTCGTTTGTATTATAGAACTAGTGATAATAGAAATATGGTAATTAACCCTAACACTATTAGTAATGTAACAATCGAAATTCCTTACGTAAGTAAAATTAATAGACAAGAAACACTGACAATTACACTAGGATTAAAAACTTCTGTAACTAATGCAAGACCGTCTGAAACAGATGCAGATATAAAACAAAATGCTCCAGCAACTTACTATACACAAAACAGACTAATAACTGCTGAAGACTATAATATTGGTCCTTTAGGGATTGATCAGGATATTATTAAAACACGAACTGTAAATAGAATATCAAGTGGAGTAAGTAGGTATTTAGATTTACGAGATCCAAGCGGTAAGTACTCAGCAACAAATTTATACGGTAATGACGGAGTATTATATAAAGAAGAATTCACAGATAGTTTTAATTTTTCGTTTGTAACACAATCTGATATTGAAGGCATATTATATAGTGACATTGAACCTAGGATTAAGTCTCCAAATATAAGAAATTTTTATATTGCAAATTTCTTTAAACAAAGCACAATCGATTTACAAGCATATTGGAAACAAGTTACATCAACTACAAATGCATCTACTGGTTATTTTGAAAAGACTCTTGACAGCGGCGAAATATTTTCTACACCTAGCGGAAACAACGTTGACAATGATAACATTTACCCAGTAGGAACTTACACAGTAAATGCACTTAAAAATTTACAAGCAGGAGCATTGTGTAAATTTGAAGCACCTACAGGGTATCACTTTATGGGCGATACAATAATGGCAGGTACAGCTGACCATCCAGGTTCCTCTACATATAAATGGGTTTCGGTACAATCAGTCGATGCCGACGGGACGCTAAACACAATAACAGGTCAAGGACCTATTACATTTAATGACGTAATTCCTAATGGTTCTTTATTAGTAGAAATACTGCCAAAATATGCATTAGCATTATCTGCAGATTTAAAAACTCAAATAATAGATAGAGCATTTTCTTACAAAGATTTTGGCATACGATATGATCAAAATAGTGCTCAATGGAAACTTATAAAATCAGAAGACATTAATACAACTTCTAAATTTGGTTTGCAAAACGCCGGTAGTACTCTTTCATCTAACTTAGATTCGAGCTGGATATTTTATTTTAAAACTAACGGACAACAATATACAGTTAATTATAGAAACATAAGATATATTTTTGAAAGCAAAGACGAAATAAAATTCTTCTATGATGGTAATAACAAAGTATACGATCCTAAGACTAATCAAGTACAACAAGACAAAATTACTGTTTTAAATATTAACACACAACCTGATCAATTAAACAATATAGCATTTAATAACGATTTTGTTTGGCATATTTCTGATTCATATACTGACTCGTTTGGCTACGTTGATAATACTAAAATACAGTTAAAATTTGTTGACAGTGATTCGGATGGTATAGCTGATAATCTAGGAGTGTTCAATGATATTATCGGCAATGACAAATATATATTCCAGAAAATTACTAAAAAAGATAACATCATTTCACAACGATATTTTGATAATAGCAATGGTACTATTAATACTGAATTTGCCAATGACTCAGAATTAGGTTCTTATGTAAATTTTGATGATGGACAGATTTTTTACTTTTCTGATTTTGATTTATTTAAGGTATTAAATAAAACTCAAAATAATCTTAGTATTATAAATGACTATAAAGCATTTATAGGTAGAGATAATTTAAAATTTCATTATGTACATGTTTCTGATTCTAATTATAGAATTGATCCAGCAACTTCTAATATTTTAGATACGTATTTGCTTGTTAAATCGTATGATCAAGCAATGCGAACATATATTAACGGTGGTCTTAGTGTAAAACCTTTACCACCTAGCACTGACGAGTTATTTAGAAACTACGGATCTAAAATTTATCAAATAAAAAGTATAAGTGACGAAGTTGTATTTCATCCAGTAAAGTATAAAATGTTGTTTGGCGATAAAGCTAACGAAGATCTTCAAGTAACATTTAAAATTGTAAAAAATGATAGAATTGCCATTAACAACAATGAACTAAAGAGTAGAATTATTGATTTAATAAATCAATTTTTTCAAATTGAAAATTGGGATTTTGGAGACACATTTTACTTTCAAGAACTTAGTTCTTATATAATGAATGTGTTAAGTCCAACTCTGTTAAGTATAGTTATTGTACCAAAAAGATCGACACAGACATTTGGTAGTTTATTTGAAATAAGTGCCGAATCAAACGAAATATTTATTAGTGCTGCTACAGTTGATAATATAGAAATTGTTGACAAACTAACGTCTGATAATTTACAAGCATCAGGAAATGTAGTAACATCTATTACTACACTAACATCTGAAGTACAAAGTAGAACTGTATCTACTACATCAAATACAGCAAACACAAGTGCAACAAGCACCGGTAATTCAAGTTCGAGTAGTAGTGTAAGTTCGCCTAACTCTGGAAGTTCGAATAATTCAAATGGTGGAGGATATAGTTACTAATGGCCGATATACAAGGAGAATTTGGACTACCTACTCCAGATGACGATAAAAGACAGAGTGCTAGATTTTTACCTAGATTTTTTCGTTCAGAAGCAAATCAAAAGTTTTTACAATCTACTGTGGATCAACTTATACAACCTGGAGTTGCAGAAAAGATTAGTGGATACTTTGGACGTAAAGTTGCTAAAAGTTTTTTATCTACAGATAATTACATCGGCGATCCTGCTAGTAAAGATAGAGAAAACTACCAATTAGAACCAGCAACTGTTATCAAAGACAGTTTAGATAATGTAACTTTTTATAAAGATTATAATGACTATATAAACCAACTAAAATATTATAATGTAGATACTAGTAATCACAGTAATATTAATGCACAAGTAAGTTATCCGTGGAACCCAAATATTGATTGGGACAAATTTGTTAATTTTAGAGAATACTACTGGTTACCTGATGGACCAAATTCGGTTGCTGTACAAGGCCAGTCTAGAGAAGTTCAAAGTACATATACTATTACAGTTGATGATGCTGACGGTGATGCATCGTTTCAGTTTAATACTAAGTTGGAAAGAAATCCTACACTAAGATTATATAGAGGTCAAAAATATACTTTTGAAATAGATACAGAAGGACATCCGTTAGCATTTTCTTTAACAAAAAGTTTTAAGCCAGGTGAAGCAGTTGTAGTTGCTACAACAGAAGGCATCAAAGATGATGGTAAATTTGGAGTTGATTTATTCGGATCAACATATGACACCGGCGATTGGTTAGTATTACCAAATGAAGGTAGTGTAACGTTTGAAGATGACGAAAGTGTTTCAACATTATACCCTGATGGTATTCGTAAGTTAGGAGAAAATGGCGAAGAAGTTGCAAACGTTTATCTTGAAAAAGGTAAAATAGAATTTACAATTCCGTTTAACTCTCCTGATAGACTTTACTACATATCAAAAAATGATATAAATGTAAGTGGTGTAATAAGAATTTACGACATTGAGGAAAACACATTCTTAGATGTTGAAGATGATATTATTGGCAAAAGAAAATACACTAGTGCCAATGGAATAGAATTTACAAACGGATTAAAAGTTAATTTTAGAGGACAAATTAGTCCTGAAAAATACGCTGAAGGCAATTATTATGTAGAAGGAGTAGGTTCTGCAATTAAGCTAGTACCACAGGAGTCTCTTAATGTAATTCAAACAAATTCTACAGATCGTCCTTTAGACTTTGATAAAAACGATTTTGATGAGTTACCGTTCGATAATGCTGAAAATTATTCAACAACAAAAGATTATATTGTAATTAACAGACAAAGTATTGACGGAAACAGTTGGTCAAGAGCAAACAGATGGTTTCATAAGACCGTTTTACAAAAGACAAACGAATACAATCATTCTAATGAAGCAATCGACGAGTCGGGTAAAGCAAAAAGACCTATCATCGAATTTGAGCCAGGGCTAAGATTATTTAAATTTGGCACAAAAATTAAAAAAGATGTAGATCTAATAGATACGTTTACTACTGATGTTTTTAGCGAGGTTGAAGGTTCATTAGGATATAATATTGATGGTGTGAATATTGTAGAGGGTATGAGAATTATCTTCACAAAAGATACAGACAAACTAGTAAAAGACAAAGTATTCGAAGTTAAAAAAGTTAAGATAGACAATAACGTTTTAATTACACTTATAGAATCAGAAGATACTGCACCTTTATTAGATGAAAATGTACTTATAAAATCTGGAAGTAATAACAAGGGTATTGTTTACTATTATAATGGAACAGATTGGATTAAAACACAACAAAAAACAACAATTAACCAACAACCTCTATTCTGTCTATATGATGCTGATGGAAAGTATTATGGTGACTTAGAATTATTTAATAGTAGCACATTCCAAGGAACAAAAATATTCTCATATAAAGAAGGTAGAGGAACAGCAGACCCAGAGTTAGGATTTCCTCTTACATATCGTAACATAGAAAATAGCGGCGATATTGTATTTGATTTTAATCTACTAACAGACACCTTTAGTTACGAGGACGGTGAATCGGTTGTAACACTTAGTACAGATACAGCTTTCCTTAAAAAATATTCTGCTTTAGACAAATTTGAATATGCAAATGGTTGGTCAAGTACACCTATGGAAACACGTCAGAAAGTAGTTAGACATTATATTGCTACACTTAATGCTGCAAATAATTTTGCTATTGATGTTTACAATGCTCCTGGTGATTTAAATGATTTAGTTGTAAGTGTATTTGTTAATAATAATATACAAAAAGAAATTACCGATTATACAATTTATAGACAGGATTCTAAAGCAACGGTAATATTTACTAACGACTTAAACGAAAATGACAGTGTTGTAATAAAGACTACTTCTGCTGCTGATAAAAATGACAATGGATTTTATGAAATACCTTTAAATTTAGAAAAAAATCCGTTAAATGAAGAAATTACAAGTTTTACATTTGGCGAAGTTGCTGATCAAGTTTTATCAATGGTAGAAGATTTGCAAGAATTTGACGGTGTGTTTCCAGGTAACAGTAATCTGCGAGATTTAGGAGATATTGATAAATTTGGAAAAAGATTTATTAAACATACAGGTCCTTTAAATTTACCGCTATATCACTTAACTAGTAAGAAATTTAATATTGTTAATGCTATAGAATATAATGCAAAAGAATATGAGAAGTTTAAAAGAGAGGTTATTAATACTGCAACTAATTTAGGCTTTGACGGCGAAACAAAACTTCATTTAGATAAAGTTTTACAAGAAATTAATAAAGATAAATCTGAAACACAGCCTTTCTATTTCTCAGACATGTTAGGATATAATACAACAAATAAAATTGTACATACTATATTTGATAAAGATGATAAGTTTTACGGATTATCTAAGAAATTTAATTTATCGAATCTATCAGAAAAATCAGTTAATGTTTATCTTAACGGAAAACAATTAATTTATAATCTCGATTATAATTTTACAGATGAAGGATTTATTAATCTAGATTCTGTTCAGCAAACAGGTGATATATTAGAAATATATGAATACGACAATACTGATGGAGCATTTGTTCCGCCAACACCTACAAAATTAGGAATGTATCCTCGTTATCATCCAGAAATTACAATTGATGATACATTTGTTAATGATGATGAAATTAATACAACTTTAGCCTATACATGTTATGGACAATTAGAAAATAATCATACTACACAAGGATGGTTTCATCCGTTATATATTGATAGAAGTACAGCAAGAGATGCTGATGCCAATGGCGAAGTAGAAACAATAAAGTTAAACGGTCTACCAGTATACTTTTATGCACCAAAGTCTTTAGTTAAAAAGGGCGTAGCACCAAATACCGATTATGAAGAATATCCTGTAATTGCATTAATAAGAGGCCACGACGGTAGTTTTATTAGAGCATATAAAGACTTTAGAGATAACTTGTTATTAGATTTTGAAAAACGTATCTATAATAATATTAAGATCGATTATACTAAAACCTTAGTTAATATACACAATTTTATATCAGGATCATATAGAAACAGTTATATTAATTCAGATAAAGTTAATGACATACTGTTAAAAGATTTTATTCAATGGATGCAAGGATCTAATATATCCGATTATACTAAAAATGACTTTTATAATGTAGATAATACGTTTACATACAATTATAGCACATCTGTAAATCAAAATAAAAAGACGGTAGAGGGATTTTGGAGAGGCGTTTACATAAATGCATATGACACTGACCGTCCACATACACATCCGTGGGAAATGTTAGGATTTAGTATTAAGCCAGAATGGTGGGAAACACAATATGGTGCATCACCTTATACATCTGATAACATAGTAATGTGGAAAGATTTAGAAACAGGAACTATAAAAGATCCTAATGGTACTAAAATAAATCCTTTATATGCTAGACCCGGACTACTTAATTTTGTACCAGTAGATTCTCAAGGTAAATTAAAGTCACCGGCTGAATCAGGTTATGTTGAAAATATTGTGTTTAGAGATTTAGGCAAACCTTTCAAATTTGGTGATCATTCTCCAGTAGAAACTGCATGGCGTAGAAGTAGTTCTTATTGTTTTGCATTAGTAAAAGCAATGCTACTTAATAAACCTGCACATTTTATGTCTATGGCTTTTGATACATCAAGAACAGTAAAAAATAATGCAAATCAAAACGTATATCTAAGTACTCAAAAACAAGTTAATTTAGCATCGTTATCATTACCAAATACAGTAAATCAAAATTCACGTGTGTTTACTAGTGGACTTGTAAATTTTGTGTATAATTTAATCGGATCAAATGTATATGCATTGTATGATGATTATCAGTATGATTTAAAAAATATAAACAATCAGTTAGGATTTAAATTAGCAGGATTTACAGACAAAGACAAACTAAGCATTATATTAGATAGTAAATCACCTACAAATGATCAACCGTCGGGTATTTTTATTCCCCAAGAAAATTATGATGTATTTTTAAATACTAGTTCACCTATAGATTTAATTGTGTATAGTGGTGTAATAATAGAAAAAGCAACAGATGGATATATTGTTAAAGGATACAACTTTAATAATCCTAATTTTAAATATTTTAAACCATTAACTAGACAGGGCGATAGAGAGTTTACATTTGGTGGTGATCCAGAGCCAAGTGCAGATTGGACTGAAAATAAAAAATATATAAAAGGACAAATAGTCAAGTATAAAAACGAATATTATAGAGTGTCGTCTAATTATACTAGTGATAGCGTCTTTGATACTAATGTTCATTTTAAACTAGACAATCTACCGGTAAACGGAGGAAAGTCTGTAGTTATTAAATCCACGTTTGAAACAAAGATTTCTAATTTAAACTACGGCACAAAACTTACAAGTACTCAGGAAGTTTGTGATTTCTTGTTAGGATATCAAGAATATTTAAAATCAACAGGGTTTACTTTTGACTATTTTAATGATAAATTTGGTACTATAGAAAATTGGAATAATGCACTTCAAGAGTTTGTTATTTGGACGTCTGAAGGCTGGGCTTCTGGTACAATACTTTCGTTAAGCCCGGGAGCATATGCATTAGAATTTAAGAAAGATTTTGCAGTAGTAGATGATATATATGATGAGTTTTACGACTATTCGTTATTATCAGAACAAGGTTTACCGTTAAGGCAAAAATTTAGTAGTATTTTAAGAGACAGCAATAGTTTTAGTTTAAAAACAAAAAATACTGACAGCGGAATTTATAATTTAGCACTGCCTTTAGTGCAAAAAGAACATGTTGTAATAATTGATAACGAAACAGTGTTTAATGATAAAATTTATCAACCGAGAACTGGATATAGACAAGAACGTTTAAAGGTTCTAGGTTATCGCAGTGACAACTGGTTAGGCGGATTAAATATACCTGGATTTATATACGACGATACTCACGTTACTGAATGGACAAGATGGCAAGACTATAACATCGGAAGTGTTGTAAAATACAAAGAGTACTATTATGTTGCTAATAATGAAGTAGCAGGGTCGTATAATTTTGAATTTACTAATTGGGCAAGGTTAAATGAAAAACCTGAATCAAAACTAATAGCTAACTTTGAATACAAAATTAATCAGTTTGCTGACTTCTATGATCTTGATACTGATAACTTTGATTTAGAACAACAAAAGATGGCACAGCATTTAATTGGCTACCAAAAAAGAGAATACTTGTCAAATATTATACAAGATGATGTAAGTCAATATAAATTTTATCAAGGTTATATCCAAGATAAAGGAACTATGAATGCTCTTGATAAATTGTTTAATTCTATTAGAGGACAAGGTTTAGAGTTTTACGAAGAATGGGCACTACAGGTAGGAAAGTACGGTTCGACAGATAATATTAAACAGATAGAAATACCTATAACACAAAGCAATTTAAGAGAGTCTCCGCAATCGATTGAATTTGTAGAATATCTACCTGAAGAAACATTTGACAAAACTTACAGAGTAAGACCGTTTGATCTTTTAGATAAACCGCAGGATTTTAATGTAAACACATTCCCAACTACTACTAATAAAGAATATATTTTATCTGGTGGTTATGTTCATGAAGATGATATTGATTTTAAAACAGCAGCAATAACTGACCTAAAAGATGTTGACATTAATCAAATGAACATCGAACAATACATATGGGTTACATTCGAAAATCCAAATAACTGGAATGTATATCAAATTATAGATCTTGAAGTTAACTCCGCTAGTCTTTCTGTATTTGCAACTCCTGATGAATCTAATCAATATTATGCAACTATAACTCTTACAGAGAATCAAGGATTTAATTTAGAATCAGGAGACTACGTTGCTATTGTAGGTGCACAACTTTATAATGTATTTTCTTTTTATGAAGTAATAAGTTACATAGATAATCAAATTTTTATCAGAGTATCTGAAGACAACAACATAATTGACTTTGATTCAGAAAACTTTGACATTTATACAATTAAAAAAGTAAGAGCTAGTAACTTTGAAGAATTTAATACTATTGCTAGAGAGTCTAAGTTTGAAAGTCAGCGAGTATGGATAGATAACTATGCAGGAGAAAATCGCTGGGCAGTATTAGAAAATACACCATCTTATAAGGTGTTAGGGTCAATTGTTAATCCTGAAGATCCTGAAGACAGCACTAACTTAGAAGTTTTTACAGACTATGCAAGTGACTTTGCTATAAGTAGCAATAATAAAGATTTATTTTTGTCATCGCCTGAAAGCGGTAATGGTAAAGTATTTTACTATACACGAAATAGAGAAGATACTGCACATGAATTTGTACAAACTTTTACAAGTTTAGAATTGCCTTTTAGTACGGAAAATGCCAAATACGGTAAGTCTGTATCTGTTAGTGATGATGGAGAATTTTTAGCAATAGGTATTCCCGGGGCTAGTCAAATTAAAACAAAATATAAAGGCGACTATGTATCTAATGTATTGTATTCTAAAAGAGATATTGTAAAATATAAAGAGTCGTTATGGCGTGCAAATAGAAATATTGTACAAGAAGGAACAACACAGACTTTTGAAACATATGATAGTTATATTAACATAGAATCTAGAATAGATCAAGATAGTACAAACTTAACGTTACTTTCTCAAGCATATCCTGGACTAGGCTCAACGTCCGGTAATGATCATATTCTTGTAAGAGCTCCTCTTGCTCAGCATATTGCCACCACAACTGGAGACTATATAAGACTAAAATGGAATGAATTATCATACGTTAACGGTTCACTAACTTCAGTATATAAACCATGGAATGATACATTAAGTACATTTGGTATATCTACAGACTTTGTTTCTGGATGGCATCGCATACAAGAAAAAATTACTAGAATTATAATAATTAATGATTATTTAAGAACAGTTGATACTGGTGATACAGTACAATCTAGTACTGGATCTGCAACTGTAGCAAAAGTTAAAGCAACGTCAACTGATCTTATGATTTATTTAAAAGACGAAAAGGGAACTTTTGAAACTACTGATTTTTTAAATTTATATGATTTTGCAAACGATCTAACTGCACCGATTGGTACATATACTGAAGTTACGTTAGGTGAAACTTCTGAAGAATTTGGCTTATGGTTAATTGACTCGCCAGTATACACTTCTACTAATACTCCGTTTGAAACTGGAAAAGGATTAGTATATCTTGATGTATTAGAAGCAAGTAATTACAATGCAGGTACTCAGACAAGAATTGACTATGTTAATGTCTTAGATACAGTAAACAGTATAGGAGAAGTTAATCTAGCTAGAGATAGAGTTAATATAATTGATCAATTAACATACAACGATCCTGATAACGGATTAGTTTTTTCAGATAAATGGATTGTACGAGTACCTACTAATTTGTCAAACAGTGTAAGTAGTAATCTAGTAGGTATCGGTAGTAGTTCAAATCCGTCATACGAATTTTATATGTATAATTATGAAAATGCTATTGATGTATCTGCAAGCGGAATTACACATGCTATTACTAATAAAACTCAAACTGTATATGATGTATGGGATGGGTACATTGATATTGATTTTTCTGGATACACTAATTTTGAAGGAACAATATACGGTTTAAAGGTTGGTGATGTAATACAAGATGTGCAACGACCACTAGACATAAATGGTCAACCTAGCACAAATCCAACACCAACAGATCATGAAGCTACTATTGTCTATATAAAAAGAAATACAGGTGTTGACTTTCAAAAGGTAAGAGTATATATTAAAATTAATAGTGGATTGTGGGACTTAGAGCCAAATATTGCACAAGTTCAAATACTTAGACTAGCAGGTACAACAACTGACGGCACAGTAAGAGAAGTAAACAGGCTTATAGGTGAAATAAACGATTTTAATGCAGACACTGTTGTACCATCAGGCGATGCCGGAAAGTTTTTAGTATTCGAAGCTGATAATGATTTTGCTTATTCTCAATATAGCGAAATTTTTGATCAAGAATATTATTTTTATACTGTACTTACTCAGACACTTGCTTCAGAAATTACTGCAAGTGCTCCGAGTTCTTTAAACTTAGACTGGTCTCAAATCTATCATATTGAAACAAACGAAGCAGGTAATCCTAGTTTAAATGGTGTAGGAGCCGTGGCTATCTATAGTAAGTCAGGCATCAATAATTATGTTCTTAATCAAGTTTTAGTAAGTGAATTTAACTTTAACGTATTAAATGAAAATTTTGGTAAAAAGGTTAAAATATTAAATTCTAATAATGGTTATAAGTTGTGTGTTTCGAGTAAAGGTTCGGGCACAGAAGAAAATTCAGGAATAATAACTTTCTTTGAACATGGACCTATAGATGTAACGAATTATAGAGGAAAATATAATTCTAATGAAAATTATGTCATAGGTGAAACAGTAAGCTACGAAGGAAGATATTATAGAGCAAGAACAACATTAACTTCTGATAATAACATTGATGATAGCAATAGTTGGGAAGATATTAGTTGGAGGAGAACTACTGATGAAAAATACCGAGGTACTATCGCAATAAATTCAGAATATGGAAAAGGAAGTGTTGTACTGTATAACAATGGATTATATAAAGCAAAAACAAATATAATCACCTCGGCAACTATCGGAGATCTTTCAACTGATGCAAGTTGGACAGCAGTTGATAACAACGTGGAATATATTGGATATATTCCTTGGATAACGTCAAGTCTAATAACTGGCGATGCGCAGTTTGATAACACTGATATAGTATTGTTTAGTGATGACTTTATTGTTAGTGAAAATGCAAATATTTTAATAACAAAAATTTCACAAACAGGAAATTCTATTGCGTTGGTAGTTTATGTGCTTGATAATGGAAGGTATAGATATCAACAAACTATAGATGATACCGATGGTAATGTAGGGTTTGCAACTAGTTTTAAATTAAATCCACAAGGGAATAAATTAGCAGTCTCGAGAACTTTAGATGGAATTGGTTCAGTACACATATATAATTTTGTTAGCGGACAGTTTGATGTAAACAATCCACAAATTATTACACCACCGTCTGTGTTTACAACCAAAAAGTTTGGATATACTTTGTCCTTTGGCGAAGAAAATTTAGCCATTGGTAGTTTAGATGCTAGGGTGTTTATTGACGATAGTACTGATTTTATAGTAAACGGAATATTTACTCCTGAAGTTTACGATCAAGGAGTAGTATATTATTATGAAGAAGTTAACAATAACTTAATTTTTGCAGAAAGAATTACCTACGGAGTAATCGACGATAATGCTGAACAAAATGTAAAAATTAATGGAAATCATTTGTATATTGGTGCATCGGCTCAAGATAATAATCAGTATCAAGGTGAGTTTTTTAATTATAGGAAAACCTACGATGCAAAGACTTGGACAGTAACTAGACAAATATCAGATCCTGTAGATATTAAAAAAATTAAGAGTGCATTTTTGTATAATAAAACCCGTGATGAAATTGTTTCTTACCTAGATTTTATTGATCCAATACAAGGAAAGATTGCAGGACCTGCAGAAAAGAATATTACTTATAAAACACCTTATGATCCTGCATCGTATAATGTCGGTGATGCTGCTGATACAGTATTTTGGTCAGATGAACATGTTGGAAAAATTTGGTGGGATATATCTAAATGTAAATTTACATATCCATATCAAAAGTCTATACAATACCAAAAAGATAATTGGAATGAATTACAGCCTGACGCATCAGTAGATGTTTATGAATGGGTAGAATCTGTTTATTTGCCTAGCACATGGGACGAATTATCAAATTTACCAGAAGGTTCGACACTCGGCATTTCTGGAACAACATTATACGGCGATACACAGTTTAGTAAACGCTTTATATACGACAATGACAGTCAGACATTTAGTGAAATTTACTACTACTGGGTGCGCAATAAAAATAGTGTTCCTAAAACAGATACTAACAGAACAATTTCCGCTTTAGATATTGCAAGATTAATTGCAACACCGAGAGAGCAGGGGTATAGATTTATAAGTTTCTTAAGTTCTAATGGTATATCTTTAAATAATTGCGATAGTTTAATTACAAATGATGATATAGTTTTAAATATTAGGTATCACATACAGGATAATCGTGATCAAAATGAACATGATGTTTATCAAATTCTTTCAGATGGTTTAAAAAATAGTGCACCGCATCCAATTATCGAAACAAAATGGTTTGATAGTCTAATCGGTTTTGATAAATTAGATAGGACTGTACCCGATCCTGTACTATTAGAGAAAAACAGATATGGTATACAAAATAATCCACGTCAAGGCATGTTTAAAAATAGAGTAGAGGCTTTAAAAAATCTTGTTGATAGGGTTAATATAGTTCTAGAAAACAATAATATAGTTGACAATATTAATATGCAAAGTTTAAATTTAGTTGACGAATTACCTACTATTAATTCTGGATTATTTGATGTTACATTTAATAATGAAACTGAACTTACTTCTATTAACTCGAAAATAAAAACACCAATTTTAAAACCAGTTATAACCAACGGTAAAATAACTAACGTACAGATATTAGATCCTGGTAGAGGATATAAAGTGCCTCCTACTTATACAATAAACGGCATAGGACAAGATGCTAATTTTGATATAGAAATTAATAATCTAGGACAAATAACCCGTGTAAATCTTACTAACAATGGATCAAACTATGATAATAATACTAGTATTACAGTAAGAGCATATAGCGCTCTTGTTATAACTGATAATACACTATCTGATAATTCTTGGGCTATTTATAGATATAATTCTACTGAAGAAACATGGCAAAAAACAAGAGTACAAAGTTATTCTGTTCCGAGATATTGGCAGTATATTGATTGGTATGCAGCCGGATATAATGCATTATCAAAGGTTGACCATTACATAAAGGGCACATATCAAATAGAAGGAACTAATGCAAAATTAGGTCAAATTATAAAAGTTGAAAATGTAGGCACAGGGGGCTGGTTATTGCTTAAAAGAAAGTCTACAACAGATAATGAAGATTTTACACAAGTTTACGATACTATTGGCAGACAGAATGGTACAATTAAACTTTTATCTTCGCTTTATGGCGTAAATTCTAGCACAGGATTTGATAATAGAAGTTTTGATAATTTTAGTTTTGATAAAGATCCTAGAATTGAATTAAGAATAATATTAGAAGCAATTAGAGACGATATATTTGTCGGAAACTTGCAAAATGAATATAACCAGTTGTTTATTTCGTCATTGAGATATGTTTTAAGCGAACAAAGTTCGGTAGACTGGTTCTTTAAAACAAGTTTTGTTAAAGTAAAACATCATGCAAGTACATTAGAGCAAGACATAACATTTAATGTTGATAATTTAGATAATTATAAGTCTTATATAGAAGAAGTAAAACCTTTCAAAACTGTATTAAGAGAATTTATTAGTAATCATACAAAAATAGAAGAAACAAATACTTCTGTAACTGATTTTGATTTACCAACTTATTACGATGATACAAAAGAAAAAATAGTTCCTAACAGTGTTAAAGTTACAAACGGAGAAATAGTAACAACTGATGATAATATTACAGAATATCCAAGACGTAATTGGTTAGATAATGTTGGCTTTGAAATTACCGATATTAAAATTACAAATAGCGGCACAGAATATACAACAAAGCCAGCAGTCGAAGTTATCGGCGGCGGCGGCAGCGGCGCAGTAATAGAAGCATTTATCGGGTACGGGAATATTACCGGATTAAAAATTGTATATCCAGGTGAAGGCTATACATCAATACCAACTATTCAAATAGCACCTCCTCCTAATTCAGAAGGAGTTCAAGCAACAGCTTACCCTGTCTTAGGTAGAAGTAAACCTAGAACAATTAGATCTACAATTAAATTTGATAGAAATTGGCCAGTACTAACCCAATCTGTAAATACATTAGAGCACACACAATCGTTTACCGGAACAGGAACACAAACAGTGTTTGATTTAGAATGGCCGATGCAAGTTTTAAATAATACTTATGTAGTATACATCAACAATACCGAGATATTATCAGGACAATATTCAGTAACTAATACTCAAGATATGTCCAAAGGTTATACAAGATATAAAGGTCGAGTTGTATTAAGTACACCGGCTGGTGTAGGCGATACTGTTACTATTGTCTATAACAAAAGTTTAGAAATATTAAATGCTATTGATAGAATTAAGTTTGCGTATAATCCAAACGATAATATGATTAGTAAAGATGCAGCACAATTAATGGATGGTATTGATTATGCTGGTGTACAAATTGATACTTTAGATTTTGGAACAGCACGTGGCTGGGGCAACGGCGAATGGACTGATTTTGACTATGATACTGATGAAGAATTAGAAGATCTAATTGTAGAACTTGACGGTTCTAGTACAAGTATAATATTACCTAGAGCACTAGAATTAGATGTGTCATATAACATTTACAGGATTGGTATAGATTCTAATGATAATATCTTTAGTAACATTAGATACGATGACGAAAACTTTGGTACTGCCCAACAATCTAATCTAAACGCAACTTGTCAAACATTAGTCGGCGACGGTGAAACACAGGTAATTAATCTAAATGACTTAGGAATAATGACTGCAATTAGAGAAGGAGAATCATATGTAAAGATTGTTGTAAGAAAAGTTACAAGCGATGGTAGTATTTTACCTTACGGTGCAACTTATGATACTGATATTAGTGGTGGTGATTTAAACTATTTAAATGCAAGTGGACAAAGACCTGAAGACATTATAATTGATGGTGATAACTTTGTTACTCCTGAAAGTGCAAAAAGTGTTGAAGAACTAGTTCCAGGACAAGTGCAAGATACACTCGATATGCAAGTTACTACTAAAGGAGAAGATAGTGCAGTATATAGTTATAGAATCTTTAAAGACATAACAAATAATACAACTTATAAGCGTATTGATAGCCCAGCAACTAAACTTTCAAAAGAACTTACGCAGTATGATTTACAAATTGAAGTTAAAGATGCAACTAACTTACCAGAACCAGATAGAGAATTAAATTTACCTGGGGTGCTTTGGATAGGTAAGGAGCGTATTGAATACCTAGTTAAGGATGAAAATAGACTTAGACTAATACGTCGAGGAACGCTTGGTACAGGAGTGCGTGATGTACATCCACTAGGTACACCAGTGTATGATCAAAGTAGAACAAAAAATATTACATATGAAGATGTAACGCAAACACAAACAGTTGATAGTGCAGATGTATCTTCAGTTGCAAGTACATTTAAATTAGGGTTTATACCTAATTCTGTCGATGAGTTTGAAATCTTTATTAATGGTATTAGACTAACTGGTAAAACGTCTAAATTATATAATCCTAATATAGCACAAGACTCGCCTGAAGGTGATGAAGATGTAGCAGCAGATTTTACATTATCGTATGTAATTGAAAACGACACACCAGTACAAGCAATAATTGATATTACTAATTCGTCATTGCTAGAGTTTGCTACTAGAAACATTGTAGTAACTAGGAAAAAAGGCTCAATGTGGAACGTAATAGGCGAATCAATAACTGAAACAGAAACAAGTATCGGGTTCTTTCTGAGATCCGGAAACTAATAAATACATTGTATAGGAAGACAACATGAACAGTATAACAGATTTAAACGGAATAGCAGTACAGGGCCATATTAAGATATACGATCCTAGCAATGGCGAAGTTTTTGTACAAAAGCGTAATGCAATACACTACGAAAATATGAGTGTTGCTCTTGCAGAAAGTATGGCAAACTTGGGTAAAGGATTTATATACGAAATGAGCTTCGGCAACGGCGGCACAAGTGTTGATCCAACAGGTATTATTACATATCTAACACCAAACAGTACAGGCGCAAATGCAAGTCTTTATAATCAAACATATTCAAAAGTTGTAGTTGACGACGGACTGCTTAATAATAATCCAGAAAGCAATTATTTAGAAATTAGACACGTTACAGGAACAAATTATACAGACATACTTGTAAGTTGTTTACTAGACTATTCAGAGCCTGTTGCACAGGAAGCATTTGATAATGCTACTGATTTGTCTAGTGATTATATATTTGATGAATTAGGGTTGCGTAGTAAATCAAGTGATCCAAATGAATCAGGTAAACTGATTACACATGTTATTTTTCACCCTGTACAAAAATCATTAAACAGACTAATACAAATTGACTATACAGTGAGAATACAGAGTTTGTCAGGAGGTAATGCATAATG